CTTTGTATAGTTCGGGGTACTTGACCTTGATGTGTGCCAGTATCATTGCAAATGTGACAGTTTGATCTCTAAGGTCTTCAAACAGTATCTTGTCCAACTGCAAATAAAACCATAGTTGTTTGTTGTCTTGGAAACGATTTATCAGGCTTTGATCTCTAGCCAAGGTGTTCCAGGTTTCGCCAATGGTTGAATCTAATTCGTCTGTGGTCTTGACAGTTATCCAAATGCCATTGGTATGTCTGTGCAAGTTCATGATCCAATGAAACTGTAGTGCAAAATGACGATCTAGAAACAAATATTGTTCTATCAATGATAGAGTAGTTGCTCTATCAAACTCAGGATGGTACGCTAGATAAGTTTGTACACCCGATACATAACGTTCAAACGGATCACGCAGATACACCGTCACACAACCAACTTTACTTATCTGTTCTGGTGAGAGTGTGCGTAAACTTTTTTCTTTGAGTCCGCTGGAACCGTTTTTAAAAATAGGGTAGACATAGTGGTTAGCAGATACTTCAAGTATCTCGCACTCGTCGGGAAATAGAATAGGATCTATATATGATAACATAAGCAAGAAGTGGGAGCCGAAGCCCCCACACCCTAATCAGGAAAGATTATTACTGCTTACGATTGCGAATCATCGCTAGGATGTCTTCGGCACGTTTGCTACTTGGTGCAGCTTCGGCAGCTGGAGCAGCTACTGGTGCTGTTGCTACTGGTGCATCATCTTCATCAACAGGATCAGCTGACACGGCTGGTGCTGGTGCGGAAGCGTCTGCGGCTGGTGCGGCATTTGGAGTATCCAAACCGTATGGTTTGTAATACGCACCCCATTTGTCTGCATCATATGGTTGACCATCTACTGATGCTTCAAACATTTCTTTAAGAACTTTGAGTTCTACTTCGGTTGGTTTCTTGGGCAAGAAGTCACTCAAGTTAAACAGACCGTGTTCGTCGATTGCGGCTTGTTCTTCTGCGGTCAGTGCAGATTCTTTGCGTGACCATTTGCTTGTGCTGTAGTCAGCGTAGCCACCTTTGGAAGTTTTAACAATTTGGAAATCCAGGCCAGCTTGATAATCAGTTGGCAATTCTTCCATTTCTGGATCCATCAAAGCTGCTTTGATGATGTTAAAAATTTGTGGGCTGATTGTAAAACGACGAATTGGATTAGCCGGAGTCTTGTCATCGCTCAATGCATTTTCACGCACAAAGCCTTGAAACACATAACTCTTCTTTTTCCAATACTTGCGACCCATTTCTTCTAGACTAGGATCTTTGAACCAAGGACGTACTTCTGCCAAGATTGGGCAGGCTTCGCCGTACATTTCCATACAAGGAACTTGTACTACTACTGGTTTTGAATCTGCTTGACCTTTGACGCCAGCAAATGGCAAACGGATCATTGCACGTTCAGCCCAAAAGAATGAATTCTTGGTGTTGCCGTCGGGTAGAAATCTGATACGAGTGGTGGAACCTTCTGCAATGTTCCAGTGTGGATAGATAGCGTTGTCGCCACCTGCTTGTTTGTTACCTGCGCCACGGTTTTCTGATGCTTGAAGCTTTGCGCGAATTTCTGCTAATGTTGTAGCCATAATGTTTCTCCTTAAGATGGTCTTTAATTTACTACTGTGCCTAGATATATACTAGCACCCTGCAAGTATATAACAATACTATTTAGCTTGTCAAACGATTTTTAAATTATTTTCTCAATCCGGCTAAACTGCGGATAAAATCCAAACTGTCGGCTTCTTCCATTGCCATATTTGAAACATTTGGATGTTCGGTTGTGCTGCCGTATTCGGTACCGGTTGGTGCAGATGGGCTGGTCTCTGGAGCAAAATTGGTTTGCTGATCGCGACCGTTTTGTTGTAGTTCTGCTGTGACTTTGGCAAATAATTCGGGCATATGAACTTCTAACCAACTTTTGATCAACGGAGTTGCATCTGCGTCAGGACCTTGGCTGTGACTCAATTCGGTAATTTTGTCATTTAACTCGTCGTCACCAATCAATTGATCCAGCTCAGAAATAGCATCAACACCATCAATGCCAACTGATACAGGAGTTTTTAATAGTTCTATCAATGCTCTGGCACGGTCTGCATCGTCGGGCTTGAGCCAGTTGCCTTCGGCTACCAAGTCTGCCCACTCTTCCAACTCTGCACCCAAGGTGTTGGCCGATTCGCGTTGATATTTTTTATATGCTTTGTACACAATTGGTAGGGCTTCGGTAAAACGATCGTCGTAGACCTTTTTAACAAAACGTTCACGCAAGGCATCTACGTCCACTTCATCTTCAACCACGGAGCGATCTGGCACCCAGGATTCAAAATATTCGTTGTAGCCTCTTGGTCCACGCATACGACGCAGTTGACGTTTCAACTGATCATAATGTTGTACAGCACTATGAGTCATATCTGCTGTTTCTTGGTCTTCAAACTGACGATGTTTGGTACTGCGTACAAAATGACGCATATCACTCATTTCTTTTACCAATGAATTGATATGTTCGGCACGTTCGTCGTGCAAGGTTCCGCCGGCATTCAAATGCTCAGCCATTGCATACGCACCGTGTAAGTTTGTGTGTGGTAACAAGAAACGTTCACCGCGTTCGGTTTCTAAAAAGATTTCTTGAATTCTACGACTACGAGCGCCACGAACTTCGTCGTTGACTTTGTCTGCGTGGCGAATTAGTATTTTGGTGTTGCCTTTGTCGGCAAAGCTGTTGTATGGACGACCCGGTGTGCCATACAAGCGACTTTCTGTCATTGCCACGTCGCTGGTTGTTGCCACGTCGTCCACTTTGGCCTGTTGTTTGATATCTTTGAGATCTAGATTAGATTTGTTAATGTCACGGGTGTCAAATGTTAATAAATTGCGTTTTGCAAACAGTCTCAAATTGCGTAAAAATTCGTACCATTCTTTGCGTTGCTCGCGATCCATTTCGCCGCTGATGTTTTGTCCATAATATACTTTAAGACTTGTTTCGTCAATTAGGCTAATAGTTACTGTGCCAAATTCTGCGCCGTCGTCGCTGGAATATGTGAAGTTAAAAAATCGTGCTTCAGAAGGGTCTGTTTCAGCCTTGGCTTGTTCGTCGCCCAGAGTTACGTTTGCAAAACGTGAGCGTATTTTATCAAATAATGCGGCGGCAATGGATTCTATTTCTTTACTCATATATCTATTTATCTTAAATCATTATGAACGGCATCGGCTCTATAAAATTGTCAATATTATCACGTAATTCTGAGTCCAATGTGCTGTCAAACTGCTGTAACAGCATAACCATACGTATTGCCAGCAGTAAGCTCATTACTAGATCATCGTGTTCGCCTATTTTGGCTGCAAAACTGTTGCCGCTGGCCACAAAGGTTTTTAGTTCGCTCAACAACGGCTTGCTGGCTATAACAAAACGTCGTGTTTCTACTAGACTTTTTAGTTTGCTACAAGCACTCAGTTTACTTTTGTTGGTAGTAGTAAATCCTTTGCGATATCTGTGTCCCACTGCACCTTTTTTGGGTTCGCTTAGGAAAGTGCCTGGGATATTTTCTTCGCCCAGCTCGCTGATTGCTACCAGAGCTGCTTCACCCAGGGTATTGTTTTCCACCGAGTAGTAAACATTGTTGCTGCCGGCTGTGTCCGCTAGATACTGACAGATTTCTTTAAGAATTACAATTTGACGTTGCACTGGTGTTTTGTTATCGCGCCACTCGGCCACTTGTTTCAACCCGGGCATCTCTAATACCTGTATGGCCGCAGGATCAGATCCTGTACCTAGACTGGGATCCAATGCTACCACATAGGTTCCTGTGCGTTCAGGGCGTTTGTACCAACGTATTTGTCCTTGCTTCTCTACTGGATCAATACCAGACATTTCTGCCAGGTGTAAGGGATTGATAAGTGTTTCATCAAAGATAATGAATTCACATTCCATTTCTCGACGGAAACGTTCTTCGCCCAGCTGTGCCAACATTTGTGCGGCCCACTTTTCATCACGATCTGGATGTTCTTGCCACGCACTACGGAATGCCTTGAACCCGTTGATACCCAACTCTGTTTCGTTGCCTTGTGCATCAAAGCACTTGTTGGCGCCACGCCAGATCTGCGCAAACTGATCTTCGTCTGAGTTTGGTGTTGATGTAATAATACACTTACCACCAGTTGCTAGTGTAGGTGTAATGGAAGTCCAGAATTCACTCGCAATAGTTGGGCGAACGAACGCAAACTCGTCACAGTATAAGAGTGATATACTCATACCACGACCTGTATTTTCTGTTGTTGTTTGACTTACTATGCGGCTACCATTTTCAAAGTCCAAGCTACCTTTATTGTAACTTGTTACCCCGGCTCGGATAAAGTCTGGACAGTTCTCATAAGCGTGACGAACACGTTGCATAATCTCCTGTGCGCCCAGGTATTTGTGTGCGGCTACTAAAATAGTCGAATCTGGAACAAACATAGCATACCACAACAGGTAGCCAGCGGCACTGGTCGATTTGCCCGTTTGTCTAGGCATTAGGCTTATAGAGAATCTATAATTATGATACGTGTGT